GCCATCCTCGACGAGTTAGACCTCAATGGTGCCGACTATGACGGAGGAACCGACAAAGCCAACGGCCACAACTACACAAGCACCTATGCCAAGTACTTGGCTGAAATGCGAGCCGATTCCATCAACTTCGTGGAGATAGGGGTCTGGCACGGAGGGTCCATGGCCATGTGGTGCAAGTATCTGCCCAAGGCCAAGTTCCTATTCTACGACATTGCCAACCAAGTCAAGCCAAAGGCTGACAAGCACATTGACTGGACTCGTTCAAGGCTTCACATCGCATCGGCCTACACACCCGAATCCGTGCAGGTAGCAAGGGACTATTTTAAGAACGGCATTGACTTCCTGCTGGACGACGGCCCACACACCTTAAGCTCTATGTTGCAGGTAGTCAGCCTGTATGCACCATTGATGAACCAAGGCGGTGTCTTAATGATTGAAGACGTGCAGAGCAAGGATTGGTTCGTAAACCTGTCAGCCGTAGCACCGAGCAACTCAATCTTTGAGGCCATAGACCTTAGTGAATCGGGCCGATACGACGACCTTATTGCCGTTTACAAGTTCTAACATGGGCATCCCCGTAATCATCAACAACCGCAACCTGCTGACATGGCCTAAGGCGATGGTCAGAGATTTGAGCAAGTGGGAGGGGATTGGGGACATTTACATCGTGGACAACGGTTCAACCTATGAACCTTTGCTGGAGTGGTACGCTACCAACCCCTGCAAGGTCGTAATGCTTGGCGAAAACTTGGGCCATCAAGCCCCATGGACTTCGGGCTTGGTGCAGAAACTTGGCGAGCCGTTCTATGCGGTTACGGACCCGGACCTTGACCTGTACAAGACCAGCAAGCGGACGATTTTCATGTGCTTGGAGTGGTTGCAGCAATTCCCCCAAGCGGGCAAAGTCGGCCTGTCGCTCCGATGGGATGACGTGCCTCCAAGGTCGTCGTACTACACCCACGTTAACAACTACGAAGCGACCCGTCAGCGTAACTCAAGGGTCATCATGGCAGCAAGAGTTGACGTGCCTATTGACACGACCTTTGCCGTTTACAATCGGCAGGAGTACTTCATCGGTGGGGTTTCGTTGCTTGAGTCAGCGAGGCATATTCCTTGGTATTACTCGGAGAAAGAACGCAAGGCTGATAAGGAGTTCAGCCAGTACCTTGCATCGGCATCGTCGGCATCGTCCTACAAAACCTTCCTAAAACTATGAAACTCCAAGACCTAACCATCGACCAATTCCAACGCATCGGAGCCATTGAGTTCTCAAGCGTCCTTGGGGACTACGACAAGCGCGCAGGAGTCGTCGCAATCGTTGAGGGGGTCGATATATCCCTCGTGAGAGAAATGCCCGCCAAGAGCGTCCTAAAGCGTTACAAGGCCATTATCAGCGAGTGGAACGCACTCCCTGCGTTGGGTTACAAGCGAAAGTTCAAAGCCGGGGGCAAGTGGTGGATTCCAACGGTGTTCACGGATGAGTTGACCGCTGGGCAGTTGATAGAACTCATGGACATCAACACGACCGACGAGAAACAACTGCTCCAAAACCTTCACCGAATCATGGCAACCTTGTGCCGGGAGGGCGGTCTATTTGGATTCTTCCCGAAAAAGTACGACGGGGCTGCCCATGCCGAGCGAGCCGAGTTGTTCAAAAAACACGCCAAGGTGGGCGATGTTTGGGGGGTTGTCAGTTTTTTTTTGCTAAGTTCAGAATCCTACTTGAAAGTTTTGAGCGACTATTCCAAGCACCTGATGACGAAGGCCGAGGGGTTGACGTAAGCCCTCTCGCAGGGTATGGGTGGCTCATGGTAGTTTGGAGGATGGCAAACAAGGACGTTCTCAAGTTCGATGCCATCTTTGCGATGAAGGCGGTGGAGTTCCTGAACTATGCGCTCCTGATTCACGACATTTTGGAGGCGGAGAGGATGGAGGCGGAGCGAGCAAGGCGCAGATAGACACTATCCGGCACGGGTTACATTTACCCGTATGGAAACAACCATACTTGCGAATGGCCAACCCGTAGGTAAGTTCGGTAGCGGTTCGATGAAGGGTATCGACCAAACCGCTTTGGAGGGCATTGGTTCAATCGTCGGCCCCAAAGGTGGAGGCAAGTCCCCAGCCCACGACGTGCTGGTCAAATGGATTGAACGGGTCATTGAACTTGCGAAGAAGAACCTCGAAGCAGCGAACGCAAATGCAGGGGGAACGCTATCCGCATCCATCGCACCCGAAGACATCGAACTATCCGCAAAGCAAATCGTCGTGGCTATCATGGCCAACCCTTACTGGAAGTACGTTGACCAAGGGGTTCACGGAAGGTCATCGAGTTACATATCCGCAAGGGACTCAAAGTTCAGGTACGACAAGAAGATTCCACCACCCCAAGCCATAGCGGACTGGATTGCAAATAAGGGCATCCCGGTCGTTTCAACCTACTCACGCAAACTTGAGCGGATGCGGACAAAGCAGGAGCAGGGATTGGTCCTTGGAAGGACAATGGCCTTTGCTATCCGTGAGCGAGGTATCGAGGGAACCAAGTTCATGAGCAACGCCCTATCCCCCGAAATGATAGACGTTTTGGTGAACACCATCGCTGAAACCCTTGGCAAATCCATAAGCGTAGCAACCAAACTATAAAATGGCAACAACCGTCCTTTCAGGGTCGCCCCAAGTAGCAACCCCCGTGTACAACAAGATGCTCTTCAAAGTCAGCGGTTCGCTGACTGCACAACCCAATTACAGGTACGTCTGCGACGTGAAGAACCCAGCAGGAACCACCCTTGCACGGCTCAAGTGCGACAAGTTACCGACAACCAGTTACGGCTTCTTCGACGTTGCCAAGGTCGTCGAAACGCTGATTGCACCTACCAAGCCATCCTTGACCCAAACGGGATTCGTTGACCACGCTGGCTATTATTCGGGATACAGGCTCGACTTCATGGAAGAATACGGAAACACCCCAGTCGTTTACACGGGAACCGTTACAACCGTGTCGGGGAATGTTGCCTTTGCAGGAAACTTGGAGCAGTTAGAACTTGCGACTTGGAGTGGAGGCCTGTACTTTCCGAGCGGTGCTATCGTCAACGATACGACCCGGATGCTGACAACCCCTACGACTCGCACGGTCTATGCGGACGGCTACGGATGGCTTTCCATTGGGCAGTTCAACTACGGGGTCGAGAAGGCTTACATCCAATACTGGAGCGCAACAGGCGGGACCTTTGCAAGGCAGTTCGATGTTTCTGCATCAGGCACGTCGGGTTCGACCGTCATCCGTTTCGGGGTCGGGCCGATGAACCTCAAAGCCCTTACGTCGGGGCAATGCTCGGACGGCAACCCCGGAGATTACCTGTTCCAAGGCAATGCAGGGGACTTCTACGACGTTTACTTTCAAAAGGGGGCAAACATCACGATTCGTCAGAGGTACGTCATCGGGCAATGCCAGCGATTCAACTCCATTCCTGTCCATTTTCAAAACAAATACGGAGGGATTGATTCCTACACCTTTACCCTCAAGAACCGCAAGCGGGCCAATATAAGCAGGCAAACCTTCGGCTACAACTCGGACGTTTATGCGACCACTACCTACGACAAAGTGTGGGCAGGGGACTTTGACTACGTTTACGCACTCAACTCGGACTGGCTGACGGATGCAGAATCCGCTTGGCTTATCGAGATGGTCAGGTCGGGGCAGGTATGGCTTGAACTGGATGGGCAGTTGGTCGAGGCTATTGTCAACGCTAATACTTACCAATTCACGACCCGAAGGAACGACCGACTTACCCAGTTGCAGGTCGAGGTTGCCGTAGCATACAAGAACACGATATTATGAGCGTAACCCTCATCGCCTACCCTCTCAACGATTCCGACGTTGAGGTTCCCTATGTGGTTGACACGATGGGTGGCACGGACATAGCCATCACGTTCAGCATTGATGACATCAACGATATTACCAAGCGGAGGGGGTCGTTCTCCAAGACGATAGAGTTGCCCAATACGACAACCAACGCAAGCCTGTTCAAGTTTGCCTACAACGTGCAGTCATTCGTCGGTGGATTCCAACCGAACAAGAAGATTCGTGCTGCGATGTGGGAGGATGGGGTCCAAGTGTTCAGCGGTGCGATGCAGTTGCTCTCTATGAGCAAGACCAAGGGTGAAGTAACTTACGAGGTCGGGATGTTCAGCGAGGACGTGAGCCTATTTCAAGACATCCAAAACAACCTGCTTGTGAACACAGCAGGGGTTACAGGGATGAACCACACGCTGACCTCGGCCCATGTTTCTGCGACTTGGACCGCATCAGGTGCGAGCGGTTACGTTTACGGCTTAGTGGATGCCTACGGAGCCACGGATGTAATCACGCAGGGATGGTTTGCGGTTCCTTACTGGAAGATGGGGCCGTCCATTTACGTCAAGAAGATGGTGGACCTGATTTTTGCACAGGCAGGCTATCGGTACTCTTCCAACTTCTTCAACTCGACCCTGTTCAAGAAACTGGTCATTCCTTACTCTGCTGGGACTATTCCTGTCAACCTTTCGGGGTCGAACATCTTTGCGCAGTCAACTGGGAGTGTAACTTTTGCAGGAAGTTCAAACGCAACCGCTCTATTCCCCAAAGACACGCCTGCGCCTTACTTTGACAATGGAGGCTATTGGGTCGCATCGTCAAGCACCTTCGTTGCTCCGAATGTTCCAACCCGTTGGAATGTAGATATCACATTAACCGTTAGTGGCACAACCGCTGGGAGATTTGCAGCAAATATGTCCGTCCGAAATCTAACCGATTCAACGGACAATATGGTCCTCACGGGAATAAACTTTGCGACCAACACGCAGTTCACAGTCAGTTTTCAAAATGTAACGATACCAGCCAACACGACGGCTAACATTGGGTTTGCAGTAACCGCAGGGCCTAACTTTTTGACCAACACTTTCTCCATCCTTTCGGGGGCAACCGTTCTATGGACGTGCCTTGAAAATCCAGTAAGCATCGGGGTCGTTGACATGCGCACCGCCCTGCCCGCTGACGTGAAGCAGAGCGACCTGCTCGTTGACCTTCAAAAGATGTTCAACCTTTACTTCATGCCCGACGCACAGGACCCTAAACTCCTGTACATTGAGCCGTTCAAGGACTTCTACTCAAGCGATGTGGTTGACTGGACGCAAAAGGTTGACGAAAACCAAGAGCAAGTACTGACCAATGGCGACCCGAACCAATACAAGGAACTCATCTTCAAGTACAAGGATATGGGCGATTACCTGTCCAAGACCTACAAGTCAAGCAATCCGCTTGCGAAGGAAGGGTACGGAGGCCGTCAGTTCTTGACGCAGAACTTCTACGGCAAGTCCGAGTTTGTCTGCGAAACCATGGCCGGGACGCTGATACCGGGTTCGTTCACGACCGACAAGGTCATCGGCAGGGCTTGGGACTTGGAAGGAGGCACGGCAAGCGGTACGGTCAAGCAGTTGAACACGGGATACCGATTAGCACAATACAACTCAATTGCTCAAGGAACGACGTCTTGGTTCTATCAAACAGGCGTGAGCGGTTCATTTGCAACTGGTGAATACGTCGCCAACGTACCATTCGTGAGCCACATCGACAACCCCTATGCACCGACCGAGGACCTTGCCTTTGGAATTCCGAGGCAGGTTTTCTACAATGCCGTCAACGCAAGCGGTACGCCAATCACCTACACGAACAACAATCTCTACAACAAATACTGGCTGAATTACATCACCGAAACGACCTCCAAGGAAGCCTTGCAGTTGGAGTTGACGGCAGTCTTGAACTGCGTGGACATCTATCAACTTGATTTCCGAAAGCCAATTTATTACAACGGCATACGATGGAGGTTGCTTGAGATTCGGGACTATACCGTAGGCGAAGCGAAGCCGTGCCGGGTAACGCTCCGAAGGATTCTAAACCTTGCAGAATTCGTGCCTGTAACGAGCCTGCCTGTAACGACTGACCCTGCTGGATTACCGAATGGACCTATCGACCCCGACCCCGTTGACCCCGGCTATGAACCACCCGTAAACCCTGAACTACCCTCCGAAGGTTAAACTATGGCAGTAACTAAAGAAATCGTCCTCGAAGTAGGGCTTAAAGACTCAACCGCACAAGGCACGACGAGTGCCAAACAACGGCTTAGGGAACTCCAAAAGACCCTGACCGAGATGGCTTTGGCTGGGGAATCCGGTACCAAGGCGTTCAAGCAAATGGAGGCCGAGGCAGGGAAACTCAAAGACCAAATCGGGGATACAAGCCAAAGGATTAAAAATCTTGCAAGCGACACTCGGAGCATTGACACCTTCGTGTCAGCGGTGCAGGGAATTACCGCTGGCTTTCAAATTGCCCAAGGTGCAGCAGCGTTGTTCGGGTCCGAGAACGAGGACTTGCAGAAAGCGTTGTTGAAGGTGCAAGGGGCGATGGCTTTGGCCAACGGGGTGCAACAGGTCGCCAACCTGCTCAACAAGGACTCCATCCTAATCACCCAAGGCCAAGCAGCAGCACAAGCACTCTACGCAACCGCAGTCGGGGCAAGTACGGGAGCGATGAAAGCGTTCCGAATCGCCTTGCTTGCAACGGGTATCGGTGCAGCAGTCGCAGCCGTAGGGCTATTGATAGCCAAGTGGGACGAACTCACCGCAGCGGTCCGCAGGTTCCTGAATCTACCCGACCCGGCCATCGCAGCGAAAGCGAGGGAGGACGCTTTGATGCGTGAGGAAGCGGCTCTGTCCAATTATCGGGATGCATACGAAGCCCATACAAACGCTCAAATCGCAGCAGACCAAAAGAGGGAGGCACAACTCAAAGAACGCCAACGCAAGGAAGCAGAGGCCACCCAGAAGCGTTTGGAGCGGTTAAGGGAAGAAAACAACGCCATCATCAAGTTCGTAGAGGACCTGAACCTGCAACTCTACGAAATGGAGTTGGATAGGTTGAGCCAACAAGAGCAACTGCAAGTCAAGGCGATGCAGGCCGAAGCACAAAGGCGGATGCAGGTGGACACGGCTGACGCAAAGTCTAAGATGGGCCAAGCCCAGCGTGAAGAGGACCTTGCTGGATTGCGTGAGAAATACGTCGGTCAGTCCTTTGGGATTATTAATGACATCATCATCGCATCGGCTGGAAAGAGCGAGGCAGCACAAAAGAGGGCCTTCAATGTCGCCAAGGCTGCATCCATCGCCCAAGCCATCGTTAACACCTACCTTGCCGTGAGTTCGGCACTTGCTTTGAAGCCGACTGAATCCGTATTCCCCGGACAAAGGTTCGTTGAGGCAGGTCTTGCCCTTGCTGCTGGTCTTGCAAACGTCGCCAAGATTAAGGCTCAACAATTCCAAGGCGGTGCAGGTGCAGGTTCTCCCGGTGCAGACGTAACGGGTGCAGGAGCAAGCGCAGCACCACCACCCATTTTTGCAAACCCACAAACGACCAACCTCGGCACGGGCGAACTCTCGGCAGGCCAAGGTCAAGGAACGCAACCGATGCGAGCCTATGTCGTGGAGAGGGACATCACCCAAAGCACTCGCAGGGTTCGGAGGTTGGAGGAATTTGCAACTTTGGGGGCATAGGACATTTACCTGCATGGAACTACCCATTTACAGGATGACCGTGGACGAGGTGGATGAAGGGGTCCAATTCGTGGCCCTGACCGATATGCCTGCCATCGAGCGGCCATTCCAAGCCTTCAGCCAAGCCAAACAAAAGTTCACCGAAACAGGCGAACGGAGGGTCCTGACTGGGCCTCTCATCTTCAGGAAGGACGAAACCTACGGGGAATACTACGTCGTCTTTGACAAAGCAACTATCCGCAAGATAGTCCAAAAGTATTTCAAGCAAGGCAACCAGCACAACGTCAACGCTTACCACAACGCCGAACTGGATGGGGTGTTTATGTTCGAATCCTACATCACCGACTCCGAGCGTGGTGTGATGCCGCCCAAGGGTTACGAGGACACCCCCGACGGCTCTTGGTTCGGGTCCTTCAAAGTCGAGAACGACGAAGTTTGGGACAACCGTAACCTGTTCAGGGGTTTCTCCGTAGAGGGCCTGTTCGGAATGGACAAGACCCCAAGCACTTTAGAAGTCGAGATGGCAGCCCTTGCCGATGAACTTACCGTTTTTTTGCAACAATTAACCCCCACCTACAAATCCCACTAACTATGAACCTGAAAAACGCAATCGAATCCCTGCGGACTGAACTCCGCAAATTCAGCACCCAAAAACAGTCCTTTGCCGACTACAAGTTGACCGATGGCACGGTTGTCCGTGTGGATGGCGACCTCGTTGCCGGAACTGCCGTTTACGTTGTAGCCGAGGACGGCACTCTCCCTGCCCCCGATGGCGAACACGTCGTTGAAGGCGTTGGTACTATCAAGACTGAAGGAGGCAAAATCGTTGAGGTTATCGCTGCTGAACCTGTTGCCGAAGAGGTTGCAGTTGAAGCCCAAGAGGTTGAGATTGAAGTGGCTCCTGAAGAGGTTGCCCCCGAAGCACCAATCGCTATGACTCCTGATATGGTCGAGGCCATCGTCGCCAAGCACTTGGGAGCCATCATGGAAGAACTCAAAGCAGCCTACGCTGAAATGGGCAAAATGAAGGAGAAAATGTCTGCATTTGCATCGCAGGTTGAAACCATGGCCGACATCGTCGAGAAGGTTTCCGAACTCCCAGCCGAAGCCCCCAAGGCCAGCGGTTCCGCAATCGTTGAGCAACGCAAGGCCCAAGCCTCGCAGAACTTCAACGCTCTCGCACAAGCACTACAATCACTCAAATCCAAAAACTAAACCCCTAAACCCCCACTAACCATGGCATTTACTTTTGCAGGATTAACCTCCTACACCGACCAAGAGAGGCTTCCTCTCATCACCAAAGCGGTATTTTCCGCTCGCTCTGCGTCTTTGTTCACCAAGCAGGTGGGCATCAAGTTCGCTGCTGCCCTCAACCTCATGGACACCGATGCAGTTCTGCAAAGCGGTGACACTTGCGGTTACACAACTTCAGGCACGACTGCCTTCACCCAGCGGAATATCACCGTTGGTCGCATGAAGGTTCAAGAAACTTTGTGTCCTCGTTCCTTGGAGCAATACTGGATGCAGACCCAATTGACTGCTGGTTCTACCTATGATGGCGTTCCTTTCGAGCAGGCTTTCTCCGAGCAGAAGGCTCTCCGCATCGCTGAGGCTTTGGAGAATGCAATTTGGCAGGGTAACGCTTACTTCAGCGGTATCAACCAACTTTTGAACGCTGCTTCGGGTTCTACCATCAGCGGTAACACAGGTGCGGTTTCTGCATCCGTTGGTATCACTACAAGCAACGTGATTTCCATCTTCGACGGAATCTACAACCAAATCCCACAGGCCATCTTGACCCGTAACGACCTCGTTATCTTCTGCGGTTGGAACAACTTCCGTACCTTGATTGGTGCTTTCAAAGCATCCACAGGCGTTATGTACAACCAAGTTGACTTGGCTGGCCTTGCTGACGGGGACATCATCTATCCCGGCACAAACGTCCGTGTCATCGCAGTCCCCGGCTTGACCAACACAAACCGCATCGTTGCAACCTACCTCGGCAACCTGTTCTACGGAACCGACTTGTTGAGCGACGAGGAGCAGTTCTCAATCTGGTTCAGCAAAGACAACGAC